GTAGGAGAGGTAAATGACAAACTCTAATGAGCAAATGATCAAAGCCCTAACCAACAAATGACCAAGCGTATACCCATGAAGGGTGGTGATGAGTATGGTGGACTAACCAAAGCACGTAAGTTTTACATATGGAAAGCAGGACAACTAAAGAAGATCAAACGTGCTTACAATAAAAGGTTACGTAAATATATTAAGGAGATAAAAGATGAATGATACTATAAAGATAACTGACATAGACGAACATGAGGATGGCAGCGCAACCGTTCAATTAGACCTTGACCCCGACACGTATGCTGCTATATTCAACGTGGGTTTTATACACTTAATACGAAAGGGTATTGATAATGATCCTGACACTGGACGTAGAGAACACGACAACGACTAGGGATGGTAAGCTACACCTTGACCCATTCGAGAAAGACAATTCACTAACACAGGTTGGTACACTAGATCAATCAGGCAATGAGCATATCTTTACCTTCGATCATTCGGAGAAGCAGGGTACACCCTTTGACCATACTTGTGTGCAATCTATACTTGACAAGACCACATTGCTAGTAGCACACAATGCAGTGCATGACTTGCTGTGGCTGTGGGAGTCTGGCTTCACCTATGACGGTAAGATATTTGACACCATGCTAGGTGAGTACATCCTACAGCGTGGGCAGAAGCAACCCCTATCTCTTGATGCTTGTGCAGAACGCTATGCCCTAGACACACAGAAGCAAGACACACTCAAGGACTACTTCAAGAAGGGCTACACTACCCGTGACATACCACTGGCAGAGTTGTCAGAGTATCTATCGCATGACCTACATGCAACACAGCAGTTATACAATACCATTGTGTCCAAGCTAGATGGCACTACACTACAGGACAGCATTGACCTCACCAATCAACTTGCCCTGCACCTAGCTAAGATATATCAGCGTGGGTTCAAGGTTGACACAGTGGCACTGGATGCAGTACGTAAAGAGTATGAAGCAGAGCGTGATGATCTAGTGCGTAGCCTTGAGAAACACACTAGCGAATTGATGGGTGACAGACCTATCAACCTCAACAGTCCAGAACAGTTGGGCTGGGTTGTCTATGGGCGTAAGCCCGACGATAAGAAACAGTGGGCCACACTCTTTGATGGTCGTATGGCAAATGCTTCCTTCACATCTACAGTTACTAAGCACTCAACCAAACTGTACAGACAGAAGGCAAAGCAATGCAAGACCTGCTATGGCAGTGGGCAAATCAGGAAGGTAAAGAAAGATGGAAATCCTTTTGCACGACCCAGCAGGTGTGCAGGGTGTGATGGTTGTGGCTATACTTTTATGGATACTGACCGTGTAGCTGGTCTAGGGTTCAAGCCACCTAATGCCAGCTATGTAAGTGCCAATGGTTTCAGCACAGGCAAGGACAGTCTCACTCACCTTGAGGGTATTGCCAGAGCTAAGGGTATGCCAGAGGCAGAGAAGTTCTTACAGAATATGAAGCGGCTCAATGCAGTTGAGGTCTATATCAACAGCTTCATTGGTGGCATATCTACACACACTAAGGCAGACGGTAAGCTGCATGTACGTCTACTACAGCACAGGACAGGCACAGGCAGACTATCTGGTGCTGACCCTAACATGCAGAACATGCCACGTGGTGGTACGTTTCCTGTAAAGCGTGTGTTCATATCTAGGTGGGATGGTGGACAGATTATGGAGGCTGACTTTGCACAGCTAGAGTTTCGTGTTGCTGCGTATCTATCACAGGACAAGGTTGCTATTGATGAGGTCATCACTGGCTTTGATGTCCACTCGTTTACTGCAAAGACAATCACTGATGCAGGTCAACCCACAGCCAGACAAGCAGCCAAGGAACACACCTTCGCACCCCTGTTTGGGGCCACAGGATATGGTCGCACACCACCAGAGGCAGCGTACTATGCTAAGTTCATGGAGAAGTACAAAGGTATTGCTGCATGGCACAAGAGACTAGCTGACGAGGTGATGTCTACTGGTTGTATTACTACACCATCAGGCAGATCATTTGCATTCCCCAATGCAGTACGTAACAAGCATGGGGGTGTGTCATACTTCACGCTAATAAAAAACTATCCAGTGCAATCATTTGCAACGGCAGACATCGTACCTATATGTCTCATATACATTGACAAGATGTTGGAGGCAAACAAGATGCAGAGTTGTATTGTCAACAGCGTACACGACAGTGTGGTGCTAGACATACATCCTAATGAGACAGCCAAGGTACTAAAGATCATAGACAGGACTAATGACAAGCTACTATCTATCGTCAATAAGAAATGGAATATAGACTTCAACATTCCTTTACTATTAGAAGCAAAGATAGGCCCGAATTGGCTTGACACCAAAGATGTAGCATGATATAACTACAAAATTCGATCAGTGTTAAGGAGAAAATACACATGACAGAACTAGCAACAATAGACACAACCAACTACGCAGCTATGGCTAAGGCTATGGGCATGGGACAATCTGCCACAGAGAAAAAGACTAGCGCACTAGCACGTCTTCGTATCAATCACACACCAGTGATGGGACAGGCAGAGGTGAAGGGCAAGCAAGTAAACGTTGAGGTAGTTGAGGGCGGCACATATAAGTTGGAGATACCTGATGGACCTACATACTATGCAGAAGAGGTTTCAATTAGGCCGTTTATGCAGCGTTTCATGTACAAGAAATTCGTCATGGGCAATGACAATACGCCTAACCGTTATGTCAAGACTGTTATGGGAGATAACCTTAATGCAGACATGAAGGACAATGACGGTGGCTTCAACTGCGGTAAACCTTCTGGTTGGATTGAGGACTTCAACAGTCTGCCAGATACTATGAAAGATTTGATCCGATCCATCAAGCGTGTTCGTGTTCTCTTTGGCACAGTTGATATGGTCAATGCTACTGACGCATCAGGCAATCCTATGGAAGCACCCACTACGCCATTCATCTATGAGATTGAGAACCGTGATGCCTTCAAGACTGTCGGTAATATCTTCAACAAGCTAGGTAAGATGCAACGCCTACCACCACAGCACTACGTGAAGTTCAAGACAGAGAAACGTGAACTGCCTAACGGTAGCTGCTTCTATCTGCCTGATCCTGCACTTGACTTGATGTCTACCTTGGACATGGACAGTGATACTCAGGGTACGTTTGCTGACTTCGTAGCATGGGTTGCAAACTACAACCAGTATATCCTTGGTGAGTGGGGTGACAAGATGCAGCATGACAACGATGAAATCCCTGATGCCATTGTAGAAGACTTGGTGGACATTGATGCGGAGGACTTTGTGTAATGGACATGCCACCATCAGGCATTGTCTATGACATGTCAAATGCGGAGTACCACAAACAGATAGGGTACTCTTCGTCTGCCATTAAAACGGTGTGTAAGCAATCGCTTGCACACTACATGGCACAGAAACCTTTGGGTGATAGCCCAGCATTTGCATTAGGAAGTGCAGTACATGCCACACTACTTGAGCCAGATCGTGACCTAGTATTCAAAGGCCCAAAGACTAGGGTATCTAAGATGTTCAAGGAAATGTATGCCAACAAGAAAGAAGATGAGGTAGTTCTCACTGAGGTTGAGTACCATGTCCATAATAAAATGTGTCACTCAGCACTTGACAACCCTATATGTAATGAGCTACTAACACATGAAGGAAGGATCACAGAAAGCAGTGTCTTTGTAAATGATCCTTACAGTGGACTAAACCTAAAGACACGACCCGATTTATACATACCAGAGACAGGGCAGATATTTGACATCAAGACTACTATCGACGCTTCGCCAAAGGGTTTTGCAGAACAGGTGGGTAAGTACGCTTATCATATACAAGCTGCTTTCTATTTGTATACTTGTAAACTGGCTGGCCTAGAGGCTAAAGAGTTCAGCTTCATTGCTATAGAAAAGACTGCCCCCTACGTGGCACACTTACACAAGGTATCACCTGAGTTGATGATGAAGTCTTTGGAGAAAGTAAAAGAAACACTGGTTACTGTTGCGGAAGCAAACCTAACTGGTGACTATGCTACAGGTTGGGGTGACTACTCAACCCTAAAGGTCGGAGACTTCTAATACAATGAATGGCAAGAGCTATCGTGCAGCTAGAAAACAAGGGTATCGTAGTGGGCTTGAGGTTAAACTCGCAGAGTATCTAAAAGAGCAGGGTGTACTTGCCACATATGAGTCAATGAAAATTGAATGGGAGGACTTAGCATACCGCACCTACACCCCAGACTTTGTACTACCTAACGGTATCATCATAGAGTCTAAGGGTTTGTTTACATCAGAGGACAGACGTAAGCATCAGCTTATAAAAAAACAACATCCCTCCCTTGACATTCGCTTTGTCTTCAGTAATAGTAGGAGCAAGTTAAGGAAAGGTTCAAAGAGTACCTATGCATCATGGTGTGATACAAAAGGTTTCTTGTACTACGATAGGATTGTTCCTCTACCGTGGCTGAAAGAAAAGGGCAAGGCTATAGG